CGCCAGCCTGGGCGCACGTGGTGGCATAGGCGGGACGATGACCGAGAACGTGCAGGCGCGTGATGCGTATCTGGTGTCGGTGGGCCTCGATCCTGTCGCACCGAGCGGGCCGCCGCTGGGCTCGGCCGAGGCGCTGCAGGCACAGCGGGAGGCAATGCAGCCCAAGCCGCAGTTCGTGCCCTCCACCAGCAGCAAGGCCACGCGCATGTCGAGCCTCGCGGCCGGCATCGAGGAGGGCGACCTGCCACCGCCTCCCGAGCCGCCTGTCACGACCCGCGGCGGAGCGGCCTAGCCTGCTCTGGCGCTGCCAGGCGTGCGGCGGGCGGAGCCTCGTGCATCACAGCTATTGCGATGCATGCGGCGCCGCTCGTCCGCCGCCGCCGCCTGAGCGCCCGCCAGGGCACGACACACAGCCGGAGCACACCATGGCAGTGACCGTCTCCATGCTCGCGGAGCGCGCCCTCAGGCGCCTTGGCGTGGCCATTGTGCCGGTGGCCGAGCGGCCGGCGCTCAATACCCGCGTCGCACCCGGCGACATCGCCATCGGCGCGCTGATCGAGCTTGGTGTGATAGCGACAGACGAGGTGCCGGCATCGCAGGCGACGGTCGTTCCGGTTGATACCATCGCCACCACGGCGCTGATCAAGCTGGGCGTGATCGCGTCGGACGAAACACCGAGTGCTACCGACCTCGCCCTGTCGCGCGGCGCAGTCAACGCGGTGCATGCCGCCCTCGTGGCGCAAGGCTCGGTCGAGTGGACGAGCGCGCAGATCAGGAGCGACGTATCGGAGGAATATGCCGGGCTGACCGCGTTTCACATCGCGTCGTCGTTCGGCAAGCAGGGCGATCCGGCGATCGTGCCGCTGCTGGAGGGCCGCATCGCGCATGTCTCGCGGGTGCAGCGCGCCTATGCGCTGGCGCTGAGCAAGTTAACGCAGGTGCAGGCGTCGCTGGTGTCGCAGGCCAATGTAACGTGGGACAATCTCGGCGTGCCGATGGCCGTCGCGGAGGAATACACCCGGCTGGTGGCGATGGCGCTGGCGTCGAGCTTCGGCAAGCCGGTCGAGCCGCAGATGCTGGCGATCTGGGAAGCGCGCGTCCGTCGCATGGCAGCGGTCCTGGCGGGGCCTGGGTCGGCGGAGGACGCGGTGCAGGCGGTGCACGACAACCTCGTGGCGCGCGGCCTCGCACGGTGGACCGTATGGGACGTGCCACCGGCGGCCGAGCTGCCATACGAGATGCTGGCGGCGAACCGGCTGGCGCCGCTGTTCGACAAGCCGATGGACCCAGCCGCCGATCTGATTGCCAGCCGGGCGCTGTCGCAGATTGCCGCGCTGCCGACCTCCGGGCAGACCGTCACGGCGGAGTATTTCTGATGTCGCCCGAGGATGGGCTGACCTTTGGCGGGACGCTGCCGCCGGCGCCGGTTCCAACGCCACCGCCTACGGTGCCGCCTGGAGGCGCGTCGCCGCCGGATGACAACCTGGACTTTGGCGGTTATCCGCAGCCGCCTGGCGTGCCGACCGATCCGACCGGCGAGAACTGGCGCGGACCGCCCGGACCGCCAGGGCCGCCGGGACCGCCATCGACTGTGCCCGGACCTCCGGGGCCGCCATCGACGGTGCCAGGTCCACCCGGACCGCCTGGCGCCGATAGCACGGTGCCCGGCCCACCAGGTGCCGACAGCACAGTGCCAGGTCCACCTGGAATCCAGGGACCGCCTGGCCCGACCTACACCCTGCCTATCGCCACGCCGAGCCTGCTCGGTGGCGTGAAACCGGACGGCTCGACCATCACCGTTGCGGGTGACGGCAAGATCTCGGCGGTTGCCGCGGCGGCTGGCGTAGCGTCGTTCAACACCCGCACCGGCGCGGTGACGCTGAGCAATGCCGACGTGGTCACGGTCCTGCCGGCATCGAGCACCACGCCTGCGATGGATGGCACGGCGACGATCGGCGCAGGCACGACATGGGCGCGGGCTGACCACATCCATCCGACCGACACCAGCCGCTATGCCGCGAGCAACCCGAGCGGCTACCAGACCGCGGCGCAGGTGACGACGACCGTTCAGGCCGCGCAGCGCTATCTGAACTACGCCATCAACGGCGGGTTCAGCGTCAACCAGCGCACCTATGTCAGCGGTGCCGCGCTGGCGGCCGGTGCGTTCGGCCATGACCGGTGGAAGGCGGGCGCTGGCGGCTGCACCTACACCTTCACGCAAAGCCCCGGGCCTGCCACCACGGTCACCATCACCGCAGGCACGCTGCAGCAGGTCGTGGAGGGCGCATCCCTGGCCGGTGGCAACTACATGCTGTCATGGACCGGAACCGCCCAGGGGCGCGTCGGAGCCGGCGCCTATGCCGCTTCTCCCGTCGCTGTCACCGGCATCGTGGCGGGCGCGAATACTACGGTCGAGTTCAACGCCGGCACGTTGGGTCAGGTAAAGCTTGAGGCAGGCACTGTTGCCACCCCGTGGGTGGCTAACCCGTCACAGGCTGAACTAGTCAACTGCCAGCGGTATTACCAGACCAACAACTTCGGGCTGTGGACGATGGGGGGCGCGGGGATCGCGGAGCTGCTGACGCTGAGCCTGCCATCGCCGATGCGAGCCGCACCAACCATCACAACGTCATCCGTATCGGCAACCAATTGCACAAGTCAGGCGCTGAGCGGGCCGACCTATTCCACCTACCAGATATACCTGGTCGCGACCGCCGCCGGTCAGGTGACCTACTATGGCAATTACGCCGCGTCCGCCGAGTTATGAGGCCCGCATGGCACAACCATACCAGCTGACTGCCACGCCTCCCGGCATGATGGAAACCGTGCTGCGCGTGGCCGATGGCGGGCGCATTCCCGCCGATCCGGCGAATGCTGACTATCAGCGGTATCTTGCATGGCTCGCGGCGGGCAACACGCCAGATCCGGCACCGCCGCCATCGCCGATCGCCACGGTCTATCAGTCGTCGGAGGCCCTGGAGCTGTCGCGTGCCAGATCGCTGAACGCGCAGGGCCGCACACAGGAAGCCGTCGCCGCCCTCCTAGACATGCTGGAGCCATCACGATGACCGCAACAATCATCAGCAACGTCCCGCCGTTCGGCGCCATGACCAACCGCGCCATCGCCGGCCTGCACGAAGTCAACGAGGCTGTGCTGCGCCTCAAGGACGCCGTCGCCACGGCTGCGAGCGGCTATGACGGCGTGCCCGGCACCGAGTATGAGGGCGATGGCACGAACTTCGGCGTGGTGCCAGGCACAGCGCCTGGCGAGAAGGGCGCGGACTACGCCTATGCGATCAACACGCTGGCCACCGCCTGGGAGACATTCTGGACCGCGGCGCAGCCCTCCATTGAGCAGCTCGACAACGGCGTTACCCTGTAATGCTGCAGAGCGTCACCCTGCCATATATGCGAACCTCGCCGGTGCATCTGCCGCGGCGCGATCTCGTGCTGTCCGCCGCCGATAGCCTGCTGCTGAGCGTCACCGTCGTGGAGAGCGATCGCCCGTCAGCGCAGGCGCTGATCCTCGCCACCGACGCCAACGGCCCGGCGATGCAGCTCGTGCTGTGGGAGGAGGCGCTCTATCCCGGCCACGGCTGGTGCTGCGACTACCAGCGCCCCGGCCCGGTGCATGGCATGGTGCTCGCGTCGGTGATCGGCAGGCCGGGCAGCGCGGCCGGGTCGTGGGACTTCGAGCTGCCGACCGGCACGTTCGCCAATATGCCGCTGCGCGTTGGCTGGTCGATCCTGCTGCTGTGGAACAACGGCACGGCGTCGTCGGTGCTGGCGCAGGGCGTCATCAACGTGCTGCGGCCGTTCGTGACCGGCGTGCCGCTCACCGCGATCCCGCCCGATCCGAATATTCCGCCGGTTCAGCCTGGCGCGCCCTCGCTGCTGGATCTGGTTACGTCCGAGACCCTTCGGCCGATCCTGGCATCCGATACCCTGAAGCAACTGGAGACATCGTAATGTCGGGAACCATCCGCGTTGCTGACCTGCCCGACCTGGGCGCCGTCACCGATGCATCGTCCATTGTGGCGGATGTCGCCAGCGGCACCGGACGGTTCTCGGCGCTGGCGCTGAAAAACTACTGCTACACCGCCAGCATGCCCGAGGCGCCGTCTACTAACACGCCTTACGGCCGGATGAACGGCGCCTGGACGCCGGTGCTGGGCGATGCGCCGTCGAGCGGGCTGCCGTTCGCCAGGCTCAATGCCGCGTGGTCGGTGGTCGTGCCCGAGGCGCCGCTGACCGGCTCGGTGTATGGCCGGATCAATGGCACATGGACGGAGGTGATGCCGATCACCGGCGGCTCGATCTTCGGCAATCTCAACGTCGGCGGCAACATCCTGTCCAGCGGCGCGGTCTACGCCAACGAGTTCCGCCTGTCGTCGGCGAACGCCTACGAGTGGCAGTTCTACATCGACCCCGGCACCGGCGATCACATCGAGAGCCATCGCTCCGGCTGGTCCGAGGTCTGGGAGTCGGTGGGCGGCGAGCACCGCTGGACCAGCCCGCTCGGCTACACCATGACGATGGACGGCTCCGGCAATCTCATTCCGACCGGCTACGTCAACGCGCCGCAGGTGTGGATCGGCAGCCCGGCCGGGCAGTTCGGCCTGACGGCATCAGCCGGCGGCAGGATCGTGCAGTTCAATCCGAGCTTTTACCTCGAATACGTCACCGCCAACGCGACGCTGCAGTATGTCGTCAGCAACGGCCCGCTATGGGTGATGCGCGCGTCGGACGATTTCTGCTTCAACGCGCAGAGCAACGTCGGCGGCGTCGGCGCGTATCTCAACGTCAGCGACCGCCGCGCGAAATCCGGCATCGTGCCGACCACCAAGGGGCTCGCCGAGGTGCTGCAACTGCAGCCGGTGGAGTTCGACCGCGACAACCCGGCGACCGGCACGCAGCACGAGATTGGATTTGTGGCGCAGGACGTGCAGCCGATCGTGCCAGAGGCGGTGTGGCAGGCGGGTATTCCGCTGCGTGACGGCAGCGGCGGACTGGAGAGCGCCGAGCCGACGCTCGCGCTGAGCGAAAGCACGATCACCGCGTTGAACGTCAGGGCCATTCAGGAGCTGAACGCCATCATCGCGACGCTCACCGATCGCATAGCGGCGCTGGAGGCGGCACCCTGATGTCGGACGCACCGGCACAGCAGCAGGCGCCACCACGCAGCGGCATGCGGCGCATTCCGTTTCCGCTGGAGAGCTATGAGCACCCGTCGCTGCCGCTGGTCGCCAAACGCTTGCTTAACCTCATGGCTGAGCAGCAGCCGAATGACGCGCGCACCGTGGCGGCCCTGGTATCGACGCCGGGGCTGCTGAACTTCCAGGCGGTGGGCGCCGGGCCGATCCTGGCCATGAACGATGACCAGCCGGGGCGCATCTACGTGGTGTCCGGCAACCATGCCTATCGGCTGTATTTCCCGCTCGCGGGCGGCGTTGTCGTGGACGATCTCGGTGCTGTCGGCACGGCGGATAGTGGTGCCGGCGCGCATAACTCGTTCGTCACCATCGCCGCTGGACCGACCGCCGTGGTGATCTGCGTGCCGCCGCACGCCTACACCTGCGGCCACGAACCCGGCGAGATCCTCAACCAGATCACCGACCCGGATTTTCCGGGCGCTACGAGCGTCTGCTACGTCGACGGCTATTTCGCGTTCAGTCGCGTCGGCAATACGGCGGAGTGGTTCATCTCGCGGCTGCTCGATCCGGCAGAGTTCGATGCGCTGGATTTTGTGTTCTCCGATGCGGTGCCGAACGCCATTCGGCGGGTTGTTGGCCATCGCGGGCAGGTCTGGACGATCGGCGAAAGCGCATTCGAGGTCTGGTATAATACCGGCGAGGCGGACTTTCCGTTCCGGCGTATGCCTGGCGGTGTGGTGCCGCCTGGCACCAACTCGCCGATGTCGGTCTGTCGCGCCGACAAGTCCATCTGGTGGCTCGGTGCCGACGGCATTGTCTACCGCACCGACGGTTACAATCCGGTGCGGGTCAGCACGCACGCCATCGAGGCGATCATCGGCACCAACTCGATCGGGCTCTACGCGCTGACGCATCCCTATCGCGGGCACTGGTTCTATAGCCTCACCACGGCCGGGGAAACGCGGACGCTGGTGTTCGATGTGGCGACCGCGGCGTGGCACGAGCGCGCCACCAGCACCGACGGCACCGGCCCGTGGCGGGCGTCGGTGGCGGCGGTGGACAACAACTCCATCAACCTGTTCGGCGATCGCTCGTCCAACATGCTCTATACGCTCGGCATGCAGGCGGCGGACGCGGGCGTGACGGTGCTGCGTCAGGCGACGCTGCCACCGCTGTGGGCCGAAACGCGGCGGGCGTTCTGTGCGCGACTGGAGGTCGAGATGGAGGTCGGCGGCGCGGCCACGCCGGGCAACGTCGTGCTCGACTGGTCCGACGACGGCTCGCGCACCTGGGGACCGACGCGCACGCTATCGGCGGGAGCGCCGAGCGAGCTTCGCAAGCGGGTGTTTACGACGAGGCTCGGAAGCTTTCGCCAGCGCACGTTCAGGCTGACCACCCATGGATTGAGTCGTTTCTATGCAATTGATGCAGACATTCAGGCTGGGGTGAGCTGATGGCTGCGCCACCGCGACGCATCGAGCCGCCGTTCCTCGATCCGCCGCTGTCGGACTATCCGAGCGGGCAGCGGCACTCGCACGCCTGGACCGAATACCACCAGAGCGTCGCTGATCGCCTGGCATCGCTGCAGAGCGTCACAGACGGCAGCGAGGCGGCGGCTGGTGCGGTCGGTGAGTATGTGACGGCGAGCGGCTCCATCGGCCTCACGCCCGGCCTGGCGGCCAATGCGGCGGTGCTGGCGCTGTCCGCTGGCGACTGGGATGTCTGGGGCCGGGCGGAGTTCGTGCCAGGTGCCGGCGGTATCAGCCAGAGCGTGGCAGCCAGTGTGAGCAGCGCGTCGAATGCGCTGAGCGGCGTGCTGACGCAGCTGCCGTATACCGCGCCGGCTGGTGCGCTGGTGGCGCTGCCGACCGGTGTGCTGCGGCTGAACCTGGCGGCGGCGGGCACGGCGTATCTGGTGGTGCGCGCCTCGTTCACCGTGGCGGCGATGACGTGCAACGGTGTGATCATGGCGCGTAGGGCGCGGTGACCGATTAGTGCGAACGAAGTTCCGGGTTAGCAGCCAGCAACTCCTTTCCTGCCTCAGCCACGACCCGGACCATATCGTCCGATACCTCACCGTTCGTGTTGTTTAGATAGCTCAGGCCAATCAGAATCAGCTGGGCGCCCGTCTGATGCGGGCCGATGGTCGCGGCGGAATGAGCCGCTGCCTTCTGCAGCAGCTCCAGCGATTTCCGTTGTCTGGCAGACATTGCCATAGAGAGCCTCCCTTGGCTGAAACGCCAATCCTCATATAGCAAGCATGCAAATCATGAGAAACTTCCGGCTGATCCATCAGGGCCTCGACGTGGCGCCGATCCTGGCTGAGCTGGATGCGGTGGCGTGGGGCAAGCATGCCGAACGCAAGGAGCGCGACGGCACGGCGCACGGCGAGATGACCGACCTGTGGCTACGCTACTTCCCGCGCGAGACGCTACGTGAGCCGGCTGATTTCAACCTGCCTGGCCAGTGTGTGTTTTACCCGGTGTGGGATCGACTGCCGTCCATTCATCGTGTCGTGTGGGGCCTGATGGCGTCGCAGCGTTCGGTGGAGTTGGGCGGCATCCTCGCCACCCGCCTGCCACCAGGAGGACGCATCCAGCGACACAGCGATGCCGGGGCGTGGCATGCCGAGCGATACAACTGCAAGTGCTATGTCGTGCTGGAAGCCAATGCGCGCTGCGTGGTCGAGTGCGACGGCGACGAGCAGGTGTTCCGGCCTGGCGAGATATTTGAGTTCGACAACACCCGCCTGCATTCCATGGAGAACGGCGGGACGAATATGCGCACGACGTTGATCGTGTGCCTGCGGGTGGAGTAGGCTTCCCAGCAACCGGGCGCCGCTTGTGACGACGCCCGGCCGCCGGTTAGGCGCCGAAGCGGACTTCAATAACCAGTTGCAGCCGCTTCGACGTCCACCGGATCACCAAGCGAATCATCATCGCTAAGCTCTCCGGTGTGGCCGGTGCCCTGAACGGGCACCGAGCCCGCTCTCGCAGGCACCGCCACAATCAGGGGAATAGCATGAAGCGCGCTGATCCACAGCCTGCGTCGGTCGAGATCAAGCTGACGGATGACCTGTTCATCAAAACCGCGACGGTCGAAAAGGCCGGCACGATCTTCCCGACCCATGCCCACGCGTATGACCACGTCACGTTGCTGGCGGTCGGCTCTATGCGCGTTTTCGCTGATGACGAGTGGCTCGGGGACTATACCGGGCCAGTCGGCATTCTGATCAGGGCGCGGATAAAACACCGGATGGTCACGCTGTCCGATGGGGTGGTGTTTGCGTGCATCCATGCGTTGCACGGCACTGACGGCGTCGAGATCGCGGAAGAACACACGCTAGAGTTGGAGGACTAAGATGCCGTGGGCAGTGGCAGCGGCTGGCGTCACAGCAGCCGCAGGATTGGCTGGAAGCGCGATGCAATCGAGCGCTGCCAGCAAGGGGCAGAGCGCTGCGCTGGCGGCGCAGCAGCAGGCGTTGCAGCAGACGCGCGCGGACCTGGAGCCGTGGCGCAACTCGGGGCAGAACGCGCTGATGCGAACAAGCGCTCTATCTGGTGCCGAAGGCCCTGAAGCAGCCACTGCGGCAATGGAGGGGTTCACCGCTAGCCCTGGGTATCAGTTCCGGCTCGACGAGGGCATGCGCGGGGTGGACGCCGGCGCGGCGGCTAAGGGGATGCTACGCAGCGGTGCGACATTGAAGCGCGAGCAGGCGTTCGCGCAGGGCCTGGCTAGCGACGAGTTCTCTCAATACTATAACAGACTGAACGCGCTATCGCAGCAGGGCTTGAATGCGGCGTCTGGCACCGGCAATGCAGAGATGCAGGCTGGCCAAGGTATGGCAAACACGGCGCTTGGCGGTGCCAACGCGCAGTCGAGCATATACGGCAACGCCGCTGGCAGTCTGGGCACGGCGATCAGCGGGCTTGGCAGCAATCCGCAATTTCAGAACTGGTGGAACGGCGGCAGTGGCGCGGTCACTCCGACGCAGGTCGGCAATAACGCGCTGTATCAGCAGGGGGCATTCAACCAACAGCCAGCCGGCACCTACGGACCCTGGGCATGAGCGGCGCGCAGGTCTCCTCCTTCCCGAGCCAGAACATCCTGTTTGAGGCGGCCAGCGGGCAGGCGCTGCAGCGTAGTCAGCAAAACGCACTGCTGCAGGCTCAGACACAGCAGAGCATGGACGTGACGCGGCAGAACCTCGCCGACGCCGACACTGAGCGCGTGGCGCGGTTGTCGCAGTGGATGCTGACGGAGAGCGGTGGCGACCCGACGAAGATGGCATCGCTGTATTCTCAGGCGGTCGCCGATGAGCAGCGGCAGGGCCGGCTGCCGAACGCGCCGACAGTGTTTCCTGGCGAGGCGATCATCCGGCGGATGGCGTCGGCGGGCACGTCGTCGGAGAAGCAGGGCGCGGAACGCCTCCGGCTGCAGGGCAACAACGCGCTGCTGGGCAATCTGAACACCGGCCAGCCTGGCGTGGCATCGACGCCGGGTGCCACCACGCCATCCGCTCTGGCGATCCCGCCGCGTGGCACTGGCGGGCCTGGCGCCGAAATAGCAATGCCGCCGGAGCTTCTGGCGCATTTCCGCGAAGCATCGGCGGAAACCGGCATTCCGATGGACCTGCTCATCGCCCAGGCGCGGCAGGAGTCGGGGTTCCGGATGGATCGGCCGGGAGGAGCCGGCGAAGTCGGGATAATGCAGATCAAGCCCAGCACCGCACGAGACCCGGGCGGCATGGCTGGCGTCGATCCGGCAACGCTGTCCGATGCCCGTCAGAATATCCTGTTTGGCGCGCGCTATCTGAGATCCCGCATGCAGGGCGATCCGAACGATCCGGCGGTGCAGGCGGCGGCGCTCAGGCGATACAACGGTGGCGGCGACCCGGAGTATGTGGCCCATGTGAACCGCTACCGGCCCGGCATGTCGCCGACCGACCCGGCGCGGCAGGTCACGACCTACCAGCCGCAGGTAGCCCCAGAGCAGCAGCCAGGGGCGCCAGGAGGCGGGCGGGTGCAGGTGGCGTCTCTCACGCCCACCGTGGCCACCGACGCCACCACGGTGGCTCCTACGCCCAGCCAGCAGCAGCCCGGGCAGCAGACGGCGACGACGACGCAGCCGCAGCAGCCGGCCGCCAACGACCCCGCTGTGCCGCCGCCTGGCCGGCGGTTCACGCCAGCGCAGGAGAGAGACTTGCAGGCGTTGGCGCCGACCGCCACCACGCCGCAGATCGCCGCGCAGATGGCGAAGTTCGACGACGACAACCGGATCGCGCGGGAGAACGCGCTGACCAGGCAGCGGCAGGCGCAAACCGATCAGGAGGCTGCCCAGCGGCATGCGCAGACGCTACAGATCCAACAGAGTCATCTGCAACTGGCGCAAGAGGCCAACCAGCGCGCTAATCAGGAAGCTGCCGCCAAGGCCACAGCGGCAGGCGAGACATTCGTCCCAGGCACCGGGATCGAGGCGGTGCATGAGAACACCGTGCAGAAGTATGCCGACAAAATGCGGCGCGGCGAGAAGCTGACCGAGAAAGAGCAGAGCCTGTATGACGGGGCCTACTACGCACTGCAGCAGACCGGCGGCCAGTCCGGCGTGATGACCGATCCGAACAATCCCGGTCAGCAGATCCCGTATCAGACCACGCGGCGGCTGGCGCCCAGCCTCCCCGAGCCGAAGGGTGGGGCGCTGCCGGCGGTGATCTCGCAGCCTGGAGCTGCAAAGGTAGATCAGCCGTCTGCCGACCAGGGCAAAGTGGCTGGATTTGCTGATCGAATCCAAATGGCCCTGCCGATAATCACCGACACCTCGCCTGCAGCAATGAGCCGGTGGCAACAGCTTCTCGGGCAGGCGCCGATCCTCGGCAATAGCTTGATCACCGAAGAGTTCCAGCAACACATGCAGGCGGAACGCAACTTCATCAATGCGACGCTTCGGCGGGAAAGTGGCGCAGAGATCAAGCAGACCGAGTTTGATAATGCGCGCAAGCAATACATCCCGCAGCCCGGCGACGGGCCGAAGGTGCTTGAGCAGAAGGCGCGTAACCGTGAGACGATCCTCAACGGCATGATCCGCGAGGCGGGGCCTGCCTACAAGCCGCCGGCCAAGACGCCAGACAGCACATCAGGCGGAGAGAGCAAGCCATCCAAGGTCATCAAATACGGCCCAGACGGCAAGAGGATTGAGGGATGATCGAGGCTCAATTGCCGGATGGCACTTCGCTGCAGTTTCCTGACGGGACAGCGGACGAGGTGATCGACAGGGCCGTGCAAGGCCATATCGCCAGCAACAAGCAACCGGCACAGCCACCGACCATGCTGCAGGCCGGCGGGCGTGGCCTCGGGCTCGGTGTGCGCGACATCATCGAGGGCGCAGCCGCTGTTCCTGGTATGGCAGTGGATGCGGTGACGTGGCCGGTTCGTGCGGCGCAGCGTGCGCTCGGCTACAACGTAAAGGCACCGACGACTATGTTGTCCGATGCGTTGACCGACGTCGGCTTGCCGGAGCCGAAGACCAGCGCCGAGCATATAATTTCCTCGATCAATCGCAACGCGACCTCGGCCGTTGTGCCCGGCGGCGCGATACTCAAAGCGCGATCGATCGCCGCGAACGCCCCGGCCGCCGCAGCCAATCCCGGCACCGTCATTGTCAAAGTGCCACCTGTCGTCCCGCCCGGTCCGTCCGTAGCCAACGCGCTGACGACTAACCTTCCGTCACAGGCGGTCGGTGGTGCAACAGGTGGAGCTGCCGGCGAGGCAACGCGGCAGGCTGGTGGCAGTCCTCTGCTACAGTTCGGCGCGTCGATTCTGGGTGGCGGGCTTGGCGCTACTGCGACGCAGGGCGGCCTGGTCCTGGGACGAGGCGTGGCAGCAGGTTTAGCGCCGTTCACGCAGCGCGGCCGGGAGGGCATCGTCGGCGACATCGTGCTGGGCGCTTCGGCGGAACCGAACTCGCTTCTGGGCCGGATCAGGCAGGGCGCGGATGCCGATCGGCTGCCAGGTTCCCCCGTCACCACGGCGCAGCAGGCGCGCGATCCCGGCCTGCTGGTCATGGAGCATGGCATGCGGCAGGACGTCCTGCCGGGGCATGGCCCATCGCCTGCATCGCGGTTCCGCGACATCGACGCGCGCCGCAATCAGGAGCGGACCAACGCCCTGGTGAGAGCGGGAGACAACAGCGACCCAGGCGCACGGGGCGCGGTGGTCAGGGAGGCGCTGGTTGAGGCCGAGGCGCCGATGCGCGCCAGGGTCAGCCAGATGTTCGATGCCGCCGAGCCGGAGGGTGGCGGCGCCTATCCGATCGGCCGCATCGGCGAGGTGGCGCGGGATGTTACGGCGAAGTTCACCCCCGAGAAGATGGGGGGCGGGGTGCCAGTAGAGTTGCAGGCGGTGATCGACGACATCAAGGCAGCGCCTGGCGGCACGATGACCTTCGAGCAGATCCAGAATGTTCGCAGCAGGCTCGGTGAGATCGTCGGCACCGCTAGCAAGGCTGGCAACCATCGGCTGGAAGGTGCGGCAAAGGCGATACAGCGAGCACTGGAGGATGAGGCTGATTCGCCGGCCTGGCAGGAGGCGATCAATGCCCGGCGCCAGATGGGCCAGGCACTCGAACGGGATGAGACCGGCGCTTCGGCCACCGGGCAGATCCTGAA